CATGACACCAGAAGCTGGATCACTTCAAGGCACCGTCATCACCGCCACAATTCAACGTCACCTCCGCGCAATCATCAGCGTCTGGCCGATAACAGCCTGGATAAAGCAGCCGAAAGAAAGCAGCACCCGGCAGGCTTATGGGCCAAGGTCACCAGCTAACGACAATGCGATATCGGCCAGAAGAGAGGCCGGGGAAAACCTGGCCTCGTGGGCCGGTGTCGTATGTGAGATCCGAAAGCTGCACCCGCGAATCGACACAAGCGATGTGTCCGCCCTCGCCCAGTTCCTAACCATTCATGCCGCCCTGCTCGCCGAAATCGACCCGGCAAGCGCCGAACACGAAATCGGGCTGCACGCACGCCGGCTCGTGGCCATCGCCGGCCAAGTGCGAACGCGTCGACTGCGCCTGGGCCCATGCCCGGTCGTCGGATGCACGGCGTGGCTCCTGGGGATCCTCATCGAAGGCCGGCCGGCAGCCGTGCGCTGTGCCGCCCAGGAGCCTCACCAGTGGCCCCGAGAGCAGTGGGAACACCTCGGGCTCACCCTGGCGGTCCCCGTGCCCGCACAGCGGCGATCCTGGGAGCTGCTAGCCAACTTGACAAGAGTCGAGTACGATAGCCATCGGGCGCAAGATTCATGATCCAACGTTGGGACACGACCGAGTACCGCCGTGACGCAGCCTTGACGATCGCCGCCACCGCACACTGCGCCATCTGCGGGCGGGCGCTCACCAGCTACCGCAACCCCCACCCCATGGCCAGCACCGTGGACCACATCACCGCCCGAGCCGTCGCCCTTGCCCTTGGCTGGCCCATGTCACGCATCAACGGCAGGTCCAACCTGCAAGCGGCACACCGAGTGTGCAACCTGCGCAAGCAGGCAGGCGACGGGACCGAGCTCAGACGCCCGGACAGCCCGTGGACCTGACCCGCGAGGCAGTCACGAGGAGCCCGGCAGGAGCCCGGCAGGGGGGGAGGGTGGCGTTTTCGCAGGTCACAGCCCCGCCACAGGACCCGCAACCCGGTGTATCTCTCCCCATGATCCATTAGGGAGTGTGATGATCCACGACCCGATCATCACGCCGCGTGACGTTCGGCCGGCCAGCTTGCGGGTGGCCGACGCGCTGCGGTCGAAGCGGAAGCGGTGGCATGACAAGGGCGAAGATCATTCGCTGTGCCTGCCTCGGTCGTGCGATCAGGCGCCGAACCCACTGCCGCCGCCTGACGTGGCGGTGACCCGCCGGGTGATGGAGAGCATTCCGACGGCAGCACCGGATGTGGCGACGTTGGCGCCTGATGATGTGCTGGGTCGCCTGATGGTCGAGTTCCAGCGCTGCGCCGACCGCTTGGACGGCATCGACCGAGTGCTGACCGGCCAGGACGACCGGTGGCTGCAGCTGCTGCCGGACACCCCGGATGGCCGACAGCTGCGGATCGTCATGACTGGGGTGCTGGCTGAGGGGCGTCAGCAGCAAATGGCCCTGAAGTCGCTGGCTTCGGAGATCCGTGCCGCCGCCCCGACGGGCGCCGCATCAGTGGAGGAGGCGGACCCGCTTGCCGCCATCGCTGATGCAGTCGCACAGAAGCGGCGGCAGCGTGCGGCTTGGGTCGCAGGAGCCGAGGTGTAAGTCCGTCCCGCCGCACGTCGACTCCGACGGGCCGCTGGCAGTTGATCTTGCAGCGGTCGCCGGCCTGGTCGCCGACGCATGGCAGCGGGCCGTCGTGGTCGACGGCATGGGTGTCGATGATGACGGCCGGTGGGCCGCCGCCGAGGTGGGCGTGTGGGTGCCTAGGCAGAACGGCAAGGGCGCCATCATCGAGGTCGTGGTGCTGTGGCACCTGTTTGTGCTGCGGTCGCCGTTGATCATCTGGTCGGCGCACGAGGTGCGCACAGTTGCGCAAGGGTTCCGTCGTCTTGAGGCGTTGATCCGTGCGTCCCCGCATCTGCTGGCCCTCGTCGGCGAGTCCGGCTTCAAGAGGTCGAACGGCAAGGAAGCGATCGGCCTGCTGGACGGCAGTTCCCGGGTCGAGTTCAACACCCGCTCCAGGACGGCGCTGCGTGGGTTCACGGTCGGCGGAGTCCTGATCTTGGATGAGGCGCAGGAACTCACTGAGAGTCAGATGGCAGCGATCCTGCCGACGATCAGCGCGCGGAGCATGGAGGTGCCGGGTCCGCAGGTCTGGTACTTCGGCACGCCACCGGCCACGGCGGACGCGTGGTGTTACAATCTGAAGGAGGCCGGCGAGGCGGGCGAGGCGGGCTTGCTGTGGGCTGACTGGGGCTTGGTCCTCGAGATGGACGACGCTGGGCGGTATTCCGCCGATGATCTCGCTGACCTGGACGGGCTGTACGCGTCGAACCCTGCGGCGGGGGTGCGAATCTCGGAATCGGCTGCCGACAAGGAGCGCAAGCGTCTCGGCCAGTCGTACGCACGGGAGCGGCTGGGTGTGTGGCTGCCGAAGGCCGAGCCCGGTGTGCGGGCACTGGTGTGGTCGCAGTGGGCGGCCGCCGCCCGCCCAGCGCCGCTGCCGATCGGTGATCGGCTCACCCTGGCCCTCGACGCGTGGGGCGACCGGTGGGTGATCTCTCGAGCATGGTCGGTCGGTGCCACTGTCGCCGTCGAGATCGCCGAGGAAGGCATCGACCCGGCGGCGGGCGCAGAGCGGCTTGTCGATCTGGTGGATGAGCACCAGCCGCACGACGTCCTCGTCGACTCCTACGGGCCGGTCGGTGCGTACGTCCCGGACTTGACGCGGCGGATCGCTCGCCTTCACGTCCTCACCTCTTCTGAGGGCCTCGCCGCGTGGGCGTGGTTCGCAGGGGAGGTCACGGGTGGGCGGATCATCCACCCGAGCGACCCACTGCTGAGCGCTGCCGTCGAGGGGGCGGTGACCCGCAAGGTCGGCGACCGCACCGCATTGGACCGGTCGCGCTCGTCCATTGCCGTGTGCGCGCTCATGGCTGCTGTTGAGGCGGCGTGGGGTGTGTCGACCGCCTCGGTTCCTGAGCCGATCGTCGTTTTCACCTGAGAGGAGCCGTCCATGCCTGGTTGGCTGCAGGTCACCCTCGTCATTTGCGGGTTTGCCCTCATCGTCGCTGCGGCAGCTCTCCACTCCCTGCCCGCCGCACTCATCGTTTCTGGTGTCGGCGTCATTTCGGCTGGGCTCCTATCACCGGATGCACACAGCAGGGGCGGTGGTCGGTGAGCCTCGCCCGTCGGCTGCTCAACCGCCCCGCCGAGGAACAACGGTCTATCTCTTCTTTGGCCGACTACGTCACGGCGGCGACGTCGCTGACGTATCGTCCGGCGATTGAGCAGACGCTCGCCGACGGTCACCGCGCGCAGATGGCTGCGGGAGACTTCGCGGGGAACTCGGCCCGGTATAGCGGCAACGGCCCCATCGCATCCCTGGTGTCTTTCCGGGCGGCAACGTTCGCGGCGGGACGTTTCCGGTGGCTTCGCATCCGTGAGGGCCGCCCGTCGGAGTTCTATGGCACCCCTGCCCTGCGTCTCCTGGAAAGGCCGTGGATCGGCGGCACTACTCAGGATTTGCTGTCCCGGATGGAGACAGACGCCAGCCTGTCCGGCAACGCGTACCTCACCACTGAGCAGCGCAGCGGCGGCACGGTGGAACTGGTTCGGCTGTCTCCGGACAGTGTCGATGTGGTCCTCGAGGAGCTGCCGTCCGGCGTGGGGTGGCGAAAGATAGGATTCATCTTCCACCCAGACCCGCACGGCCGGGACCCACGGCAAGCAAAGTTTTTGCGGGTCAACGAGGTAGCTCACTACATGCCGATGCCTGACCCGCATTCTCCTTGGCGTGGCATGTCCTGGATGACGCCTTTGGTGCGGGAGGTCTTCGCTGACGACATGACCACCCGCCACGTCGGTCGGTACTTTGAGAATGCTGCGACGCCAAATGCGATCGCGCGCTATCCGGAGACCATGGATGTGACGAAGGTACGCGCTTACGCCGCGCTTTTCGAGGAAACCCTCGCTGGCCCGGCCAACGCGGGGAAGACGGCGCATCTCGGCGGCGGCGTCGACCTCACCATCGTCGGAGCGAACCTTCGGGACACGGAAGCTCGGCTCATGCGGGCGGCCGGAGAGACCCGTTTTGCATCCGCCGCGGGCGTACCGCCGGTCCTGGTCGGGTTCTCCGAGGGGTCAGAGTCCTCGAGCTACGCGCACTACAGCGCGGCCAGAAGGCGTTACGTCGACGCCACCCTGCACCCCCTGTGGGGCAACATCGCCGGGTCCATGGAAGTAGTTGCGCCTCCGCCGGATCCGGGGACTCGCCTCGCGATCGACGGCCGTGACGTCCCCCTGCTCCGAGAGGACTCCAAGGACGAGGCGGCCATCCGGCAGATGACCGCCGGCACCATGCGGACCCTTATCGACACCGGGTACACCCCCGAATCGGTGGCGCGGTTCGCTCAATCCGGTGATTTCGGCTTGCTTGTGCA